GACGTCTGACATTCTTTACAATTGGTTGACCAGTTTTTGGGTCTATTAGTGAATCCATAACTATAAGTATACCACATTAGGCAGGATCAACGACTATTTGGTTCCAGTTAATATCAGAATATGCGGTATATTTATAGTTTCCAAAACGCAAAAGGCTATCATCTTCTACAATTATCTTGTTTGTTCCCGTATAACTCTTATAAACCTCTGACGGATTAACCCCATAGTAACTGGTTTCTGACAAAACCAGCACCTTATTCCAGTTTAATGAGCCAGTATTCCAGAATTTCCAGTCTAATTCACTTGAATTTAAAACCTTAACTCTAAACCAAGGTCTCTCAGATACATTCTGAACCTCTTGTAAGTTAGTTGACTGATAGAATGATATGTTATTAAATAAGAGTGGGCCTGTTAATCTAATTGCCCCCTCAAAATACGAGAAGTCTAGGCTATCTGCAAAATTTATCCCCAGGAATCCCCAGTCTTGCAAAGTTATAACTGGCTCTTTTACAATCTTTCCATTCCAATAAAAACCAATACCGTTTTGAACTAGTCCTGTCTTTGTGTCTATTGCATAGATCTTTGCTCTTCTTCCACCTGGGTCACAGGCAACCAGGTAGAACTTTATGTAAGACCCCTTGCTTTCAATCTCAAAAATTTCTGTTGGCGCATATGGGAAATAGTCTCCATCAAACCTAACAGCAAGTTGCATTGCAATAACTTTAAATCCATCTGACCTGCTTGAGTTTACAGGGATCATAAGACCTCTATTAATAAGTGGATCGTACTTACCTCTTAATTGTATTCCGCTTGTTTTTGTTAAATACAGATATGGAGATGATGAGTCATAAATTGAGAATGGGTTATTCTTTTTGAAGTCATAGTATATTCCAGATTTGGTATAGGGATAGATTGGAGTTCCAAATCTTGTTCCTATTGGGCTTGCGTCAGACTCGTTTAACGCTTGAGATGCATAGGACATCTTTTTAATGCTGACATTGTTTACTGATGAATTCTTTACATTAATATCTATATGTGTAACTATTGATAAGTCGTTAAAGTCTACACCTGAAGGAGGATATATTATCATGTTGTCTACTACTTCATACTTTGTTCTCATCCAGTCAGATCCTGGAACCAAAACGCCATCTCTAGATGGCCTTTCTACCTTAACAAAATATTCAGATGTAGCATTTGCCCCAAGTTCTGTATATTGAAATGTAACGTATGTCTTTACTAGTGATCCATCTGTATCGTACTTGTAATCTTTTGCTACCTTGTTTTTTAAATCTTCATAATCATTATACCCAGTAAACAAGTAGTTATCTAGAGAGTCATAATTTCTTTCAACAGGAAGTGCATACTGATTAGCAAGATCTGCATATGTCCAATCAACTGGCTCTGTTTCTATTGCAATTGTCTTTGTTGGAATAGGATAGTTAAAATTAAATTGAATAAAATCAAGATCAAAATACTGATCTCCCCTCTTATCAAAAACTGATTCTGCAAAATATGTAAGAGGCAAGTTATCTTCCCAGTAGGCATTTGCTGATATTGCAAGAGTGTATTTGTCAAAGATTATGTCTGGAACTAATGTGTAACTTGCAGTATGCTCTATCAAGAAATCTTCTTCCATTAGCACAACTCCACCGCCAGATATTGCTCCTGGTGACGTATCAGTTAGCCCCCCAAAAGGTGGCTCAGATACTGTGTCAATGCCTCCATCAATATCTATTAACTGATTGCTTTGATAGGCAGCAAATAGATCTTCATTAAGTTTTGGAATTCCAATCTCATTAAACAAATTCTTTATTTTTTGAAAGTTATATTTTGTAGAAAGTCCGATGTTATAAATCTTTCCAGTAAAAGTTGAGTTCTTTGTTCCAGTATCATCTTTATCTCCTCCAACATACAGTCTTAAGTCTGACAAAGAACCAAAGAAGTTTGATACTGGATTTCCAAATATTTCTACAAATCTAGGAATATTTACTCCAACCTCAATAAACTCATTGGCATCCAATACCTGAGATTCATAAAGAACTTCGGTCTTCTTGTTTGAATAAATAACATATCTTAGTTTGTTATTAGCAACCTCTATTTTAAAGCAGTCTGATGTATTTTCTTTTTCAATTTTAAAAAGAATTTGAGACTGAGATACAACATCCTTTAACTGGAAGCATCCATAAAACGCTGAGATTGGAGTGCTAAGGACATCAAAGTTTTTAAAGAATAGATACCCCTTTACTGAGTCCCAAGAAGATGCTGTTGGTCTAAATGTAAAGTAGTCTCTTTGATCATACAAAAAATTTTCAGAATTTGAAACAGAGTTAGCAGTTTTATTACCTGCAAATAATTCAGACTCTGTTTTTGAAGATAAAATGATTTCTGGAAGTGGATTAGAAACTACAGACAAAGCCTTATTTGTAGTGACAATGTTGTCGCTAAACCCCTGATTCCATGATCCAGTTTTTGGATAAGAATAATTTGCTGTATAGTCTGCAAAGGAGTAGTCAATAGTAACAGATGTTCCGCTATAAGAAGTATTGATATTTTCTGGTATTTCAACTCCTTGGCCAAAGACAAACCTTCTTTTTGCAACTGCAGATGGAACTAGGTATGGATAAATTCCAACACAGTCTATATCGATTGGGGATACATCATCGTATGCATAGAATCCAATCCAGTCCTGACTTTTACCGCCAACAAATTCTGATGGAAGACTTGCTAATTCTTGAGAATATGGAAGGGATATAACCTCTTCTCCATTGATTAAAACGGATGCAATATCCGTTCCAACTTTTAGGTGAACTAGCATTGGTCTAGTCCATTCTCCTACATAGTTTGTCTTATACTCATTACCAACCTTTAAACCTATTGATGGTCCATCTACATAAATTCCATCTGCAGAACCTATAGGACCAATAATTCTTTTTCTGCCGTTTGTATAAGAGTTTATCCTTAACCAGGTTTCGAGTGTATATTGCTTAAACTGCCCTGAATTATTTAACATTCCTACACCAGGAACTATTAGTGATGGCTGACCATTGTTTGCAACTAATGTTGTGTGCCCAGAGGTTCCGTAAACCAAAGGGATGCCAGAATTCTTTGCCCTAATCATGTTGTCAGAGACAAGATAGTATGCATCTAACTCTTGAAGACCATAGCATTTAGCAACAATACCTTTATAGGGGGCTAGTGAAATTGATGATGGAATATCTATAACATTTGTTCCAAGTGACGTAGAAGCAAACTCTTCTGACCACTGACCCAGGGTTATTCCATTTACCCTAAATATGTGAGTTGCATCTTCATCTCCAACAAAGTTAATCTTAAAGACTATCTTTATACCAGTATCTTCTGGCGGTGTGTCAAATGTTTCAGAAATAAATAGCCAGTTATTATTTACAACAGTATCAAAATTTTTGAGATGTCTTACCTCTGTACCACTTGTTTGATCTCTATATTGATACCCTATTGAAAATCCAGAGATATAAGAACTTTCAGAATAAAAATATCCACTAACAGAAAATGTTTTTAAATCTTCATTGAGTTGATCTATATTTATAATCTCTGGACTAATAGCAGTAATAGATGCTGTTTTATCTAAGATAGTATTTGCAGTAATCTTGCCAACATAACTATCAGCAAAAGGCTCTCCTGTAGACTCTAAATATGCAGAAGCAGTTCCTCCATAGATTGTCCAAGAAGAAAGGTTTCTTTGCTGCTCAGATATCAGAGATATATAATCTGCTCCATCATCAAGAGCCCACAATCCAGTAGGGTGTTCTGCAAACACCTTTTCTGCATATAGGTTTGATGGAGTAGACATTATAGGTCTATTTTACCACAGAAGACTACTTGTTTATTTTAATTTCACAATAGTCTGTTGTGCAGTATGCTTCGCCTTGTGCTTCAAGATTATCAACACCATCATAAATAGCACCAAAGTCAATATGCTTCAACTTGCCAATGTATGACTCATACTGGTCTTCAGTAATCTGAGTGTATGGCTGTTGAGGATATACAGTGTTACCCATTGGAAGGAACGATACTGCCTTTAACTGTCCTTCATACATATGAAGTGCTGGAACAACATGCTTTGATTCTGTCTCCTTGTCAAATGAAAGTGTTACAGAAACACCATTATCTGACCAGTACTTTTGAGCAGTTGCTGCAAGTGCAATCTTTTCAAATAGCGTTACATCTTTTTCAGATCTTGGATGACCTGACTTGATTGGGAAGTAGACTACTGATGTATTTGCTGATACTACGTCATCTTCAATTGTGTACCCCGCTGCTTTGAACAAGTGCATCATTGGATCTGTGTTACCAAATCTAACTGCACGAAGGAAGAAGTTTCCTCCAGGTCCCCAGTGAACTCCAGGAGTTGCACCAGAAAGAATTGAAACAGATCCTGATGGCTTAACTGTTGTTACACGAATTGATTCACGAACACAAAGCCATTCTGAATACTGGTGGTCGTAGTGACGAATCTTGTTATATCCTTCATCCATCCACTCACGAACAACTGGCAAACCCTTTTGATCTGCAAATGATGCAATACCTGTAAGCGATGTACCAATACGACGGTTACGTTGCATGATGCCATTTGTTTGTGGCCAGTGTGTTGGAACAAGTGTTACAGTCTTTCCATATAGGTATGCAAACTTAAGGGTACGCAGGAAGTCCTCCTTAGATTCATGACGATTTAAGTGCACTTCTACAAGTGTACATAGTTCGTATGATTCCAATGGCTGCTCCGCACATGGGTTAAATCCCATCACACGATAATCCTTACCGTCTGGCGCATCCTTTAGTCGTCCATAATTACGAGCAACATCAAGCCAGATAAAACCTGGCTCTCCATTCTCTGTAACTAAATCTACATAATCTTCGTACTTAGTTCCTACCTCTGCTGAGATAGAGTTATTTGACATCCAAGCCCATCCTGGATTTTCTGGATCAAATGAGTTACGCTCTGGGAACATTTCTGAATTCTTTAGATTCATGAATGTTTCATCCCCTGCATTTCCCAAAGCAAGTGTTGCTGATCTACGAACATTGCCTGAAACAACACATGTTCCAATAAGGTTTACCAAGTCTACGATGGCACGAGAATCTAGTGTTTCTCCGCCTCTGGAGCCGATTACACGGTCTATCTGGTCATGCAACTTGATAAGAGGTGCAGGTCCTGATGCAACGCCTCCAAAGCCCTTAATGGCTGCTCCAAGAGGTCTGATCAAATCATAGTTAAACTTCTGAATACTCTGGTTTGGTCTTAGATAGGAGTTGATCAGAAGTCTGACTGACTCTACCCATCCCTCACGAGTGTCTGGGATTTCAAATATCTGTTCTGGTTCTGATGGGGAATAGATTGCAAAATTCTTATCCTGTCCTACAGTGTCAAACCCTACACCGATTCCAAGCATAAGAGCATCCATAACCCAAGCAAACAACGCTCCTGGATCATTCTTGTCAAGATCCTTTGTAGATACCATCGCACAGTTTTGTAGTGCTGCTGAGTTCTTCTTCTCCATGGTCATCGGAGTTCCAAATGCCCACATACCTCTTCCTGGTGGTGTCCACTTTAATTCAAACATTCTTTGGAATGCTTCTTGTGCTGACTTCTGAGCCTTGTAGTCGTTCCATGGGAGACGGTTCTCTTTAGCATGGTTCTTCTGTACTGAATACATACCCTCGATTACACGACGACACACCTCATGCCAACGCTCTTTAGTTCCATCCTCCTTCATACGAGAATAAGTACGAATAAAGGTAATTTCTCCTAGAGAGTTTTCTGCTGCATCTTTAAAACCAAATGGGCTTGGAGCAGAAATATATTTTTCTACAAAATCCTCTGGAAGTCTAAAACTAAAAAAATCTGACATGTGTATCGTCCTTTCAAAAACGGAATAGTCTTAAGTATAGCAGAGTTTTTAAAAAAGTAAAACTCTCCCCTAAAGTTGTGGTTAAGAGTTAATATTTGCCACTAAATATATGATTTAACTCTATATGATTTATGTTAACATGCTTTGGTAATTCCGAAACCCAACGTATACATTCAGCCATGTCTTCTGCAGTTAGAGCAGCAGATCTTTTCTCTTCTTGTGTATCAATAGTGCCTGGGCATATCTCAGTAATCTTAATGCCATACTCTGGAAACTCTAGTCTCATTGTATCAACAAGAGCCATCATACCTCTTTTAGCATTTGTATAATTACCACCAGATCTATAGGAAAACTTTCCACCCAAGGAACTGATGAATATTATTGTTGGGGACTCCGACTTCTTCATAGAAGGAACGAAAAGTTGAGATAAATACATAGGGCCAGAAACATTTATGTCGTATGCTCTTCTGAAGTTATCCATAGTTTCATGAATTATGTGAGTTGGGCTTGCACCTCCACCAGCATTATTTACCAATAGGTCTAGGGTTATTCCTTCGTATTTTTCATAAAACTTTTTAATTTGAGAAGAGTCTGTAATGTCCATTTGATAAACCTCTACACTATCAGACACAAGTTCAGATACTTTTGATAAGTCTCTTGAAACTGCTATAACTTTATATCCACTTTCAGATAAAAGTTTTACAGTTGCCAATCCAACACCTTTGCTGGCACCAGTTACAATTGCTGTTTTTTGACTATCCATTTAGAACTCTTTCCATGATATTGTGAAGATCATTAAAACCATTTTTGCTATCTGGCTTGATCCTGCTCCAGACATCATCGGTATCTCCCTTGTGGATTAAATAATATCCAAACATTGATAAAATATCCCTCTGCATCTTTTTGCTTTCTTCAAATGCATGGTGAATTCCTCCGCTATGCTCTATAGCAATAATATCAAATTTGTATCTGCTAAGTGGCAAGTTTAACAGTGCTAATGTGTTTGCGTGTATTCCTGCATCTGAATCAATATCTATTGATAGAAAGTTTATTATATTTGGAAAATTGTTTTCTTCAAAATGCTTTTCCCAATTAACTCTTAGCGCATTATCATTAATGCATTTATTTTTTCTATTATCATTAAATAGTTCAGAATAGTATTTTGAAATTTCAATAGATATGCCATTCCAACCGTGCTCTTTTTCTAAAAAATATGTATTGCTTCCATCCTTAAAATGGTTAGCGCCAACCTCTACATAAAATCCATTCTTTAAATCATTATTAAACTTATAAGCAATGATTGCATGCATAGGCGTATCTTCATCATTTTTAAAATCATCAATAGTCCACTCAGAACATTCATGTGAAATGCCTTTGTAGTCTTGCTTTATGATTTTTTTTATTGAATTCATTAGGCTTTATGAACCAGTGTTAAAGGCCATATCGTTGTGAATCCAGTGACCTGGAACCATGTACTTAATACCACTCTTAACTCTATGAGCAGTATGGAAATATGGTGCAGACGATGGGAAGATAATTACGCTGTTTGCTTTTGGCTTTACTCCAAAGTCTATAGAGTTTTCCTTAACAGCAACATCGTAGTCTGGATCTACTGCAGGTGCCCCTGCTGTCCAGCCAGTACTGCTTGTCCATCCTCCATCATAATCCTTTAGTTGAAAAGAAATCTCTCCTCCATCATTGTCATCATTAAGATACATAACAAGGGAATACCTAAGAGTTTTATCTCCATCTAACTGATCAAAGTGTGAGCCCATATCAACATTGGTGTTGTACTTCTTTATATTAAAAGTAGGGAAAATATTAGGCTCATCATTATCTCCAAGAGACTCGGCATAGTCTTTTGATACCTTGTTAAAAGTATCTAAAACAGCATTATAGATATAAGCCATCTTTTCTTTTATTGGGTCATCAAAACCACGAATTGCTGTTGCATCAAATGTCTTTGTGACTCCATAAATAAATGTTTTATCGTTTGATGATGTCCACAAGTTCCAATTGTTTATCTCTCCATCTGGAGAACCAAGCGCATCCAACTCATCAATAACGCTCATGAACTTATCAAAGTCTTCAATTGCATCTGTGTAGTAGTAAGTCTTTGGGTCTAATATTTCTCTATTCATTATATCCTCCTAGTACCTATTCTTTTCATAGTGATCTTTTTCTTTTATAAAGCCAACTACGACATATCTTATTGATCCTTCTTGTACATGTCTTACTCCATGTTCGTGCTTTTCATCCCCTGGGAAAAATAGCATGTCTCCTGGCTTTGGCTTCAATGATATATCAAGGTTTGGGAAAAATAATTCTCCTCCTTCATACTCATCATTTATATAAACTATTGTCGCATATCTTATTGAAGGGTCTGTATGCTGATCTGTATGCGCTTTTAATTCAACCCCTGGCTGCATTCTTTGAATTGTTGCCAATCCGCTAAGGATTAGAGATGGGTCTGAATTATTTACCATGCTCTGAAGTCGTTCATAAAATACATGCTGCTCTTTATGATGCTGAATATTTAAATTTTTATCTACCCAGTTTTGAGTAATTTCAAACTTGCCTTCAGCAACAAGGTTATCAACATCTTCTCTTCCAAATTTTTGCAAGCAAAACTTTTTTAGGTTACTCATATATTCTACTTCCCAGTCAGCCTGAGATGCATTTGATATTACCCCACAAACAAAGTCTAAATCTTCTTTTGTTAGAAAATCTTTAACCCAAAGTATCTCGTTTGTGATTTCTTCAAATACAAAATTTTTGTCTATAAGTTCTTTTTTAAATGCATCAAGCATCTGGAACCTCGTCCGACTTATATCTATTTCCATCTTTATCTATCTTCCAACCCTGCTTAAGCAAATCTTGCCATTCGGCTCTTTCAATTTCTTGCTTTGCTCTGGTCTCTTTCATTTCTGCAGCCCATGCATCTCTTAATTCTTGCGAGTAAGCATCTTCTGGTCTGTCATCCCAAAACGATCCGATTGTATATCTAACACCGCTTGTGATCATAGAGACCTCATGCATGTTGTTAAATCCCCCATCAAATACAGCAAGCATTCCAACCTTTGGCTGTATCTCTAAGTCTTGGTCTGGAAATTTAAGAAGACCACCTTCAAAGTTATCATTCAAATACAAAAATCCTGCATATCTACTTCTTGTAAATGCTCCAGAGTTGCCTTCTGCGTCTGTATTGTCTGAATGCTTTCTTGCATATGCTCCTGGCTCCCACTTTTGTGTATGGTACCCAATTTGATGTACTGTCTCTGGATCAAGATCGTGAACACTTGCAATTGCATTAATTATTCCCTGCTTAATTTCTGAAAAGATGTTAGGGCTTAGTTCTTCATTTATAACATGCTCATCATTATCTTCTGGCAAAACTGATGAGTATGACTCATAAAAAGATATTGGCATCCATGTAATAGTACCAACCTCTACATGCTTATCTAGGACCTTCACAAGTTTTGCAGATGTTTCTGCATCCAGGAAGTTTTCATAGACAACTATATCTTTAGTAAGTCGGTTCTTATTTTCTAGGTTCATCTTAGTCTCACTCCATTTTTGATTTCGGCTCTTTGTGGATACTTGTCTCTAAATGCTTTTTCTAGTTCTGGCTGCATAGAGGCCCAAACATCTTTTCCAAATTCTTTTTCTTTTTGATACCATTCGTCTGTTCCCTTTTGGTATTTTTGCCAGTACATTCTTGATAAAAACTTATTCTTATTATATGAAGGCATTACTCCATGAAGGTATGGCTTTCCCTCTTCTGTCAAATAGTCTGGATGACCTGATGGGAAAACTAAGAGATCTCCTGCTTCTGGCTTATACTTTACAAGTTTATCTCCCATAACAAAGTCAACTTCTCCACCCTCGTAATCATCATTGAAGTAGATTGTGCATGTTATTATAAACTTATATCCTGGAGCATCTCCTTGCTCTGGCATGTAGTCTGAGTGATACCTCATTCCATGTTTTTCTGTTTTGCTACTTGTATGGTACTTTCCTATTGTTCCACCAGTCCATCTCCAGGTGTTAATTGTATTTCCATTATCGTCTAAGCATGTCTTATTCAGATCGACATCAACATTATATCTCTTAATATAGTCTGCAGTCACTAGGTGAAAGTTTTCCATCATTTCTAAAACAAAATTCTTTTGGTCTTCCTGAGTTTCTGTTTTTGCATCTACATCTTCTAGGATTCCATTTCTATATGACATAGAAAAATTTGGAATGATTGGGTTTAGGTAATCTCCAAAAATAGACCACTGCGTCCAAGGACTAAAAAGCCTGTCTTCTGTTTCAACAAGAGAATCTGTCAAAACTTTATAAGACTTTGAGACATCTTTAAACATATTCTTATACACAAGAATTTTAGGGTATATCTCAATTGCTTCTAGTGCTTTATCTGTCATGGCTGTCTTTCCCCTGTATGCTTTGTTATTTCCCAGAAGAATGGACAGGTATATCTTACACCGCTCTTAATTTCAGTTACTCCATGGATATAGTTTTTATCCCCTGGGAAAAAATACGCTGCACCCTTTTTAGGCTTAAACTGTACCCCCTGTAGAGGGAAGTACAACTCTCCACCCTCGTAGTCATCATTCAAATAGAATAAACTAGACAGGTCATAGTTTGGAAAATCATTTGGAGTTCCAGCATCTGGACCTTCATGAAGTTCTTTGTCTGCATGAGGCTTTTGAAATTGTCCTGGAAGCCACTTAACAATAGTAGTTCCAGTTGGAATAACCTCTACCTTGTAGAACTCTTCTACAATTGGCTTTAGTCTTTGAAAAAGCCCTGCAACAATTGGAGATATCTGAGGATCGTTTTTATCTAAGGTTGGTTGAGTTGCAACTCGATCCTTCCAGTAGTCTGAGTCATAAGTAACAGTTCCATTTTCATTTACATGACTTTCAGTTACATCCCAGACTGTTAAAGACTTTGCAGCCTTTTCTAAGAAATCTATTTCTTCTTGTGTCATAAAGTTCTCTAGTTCAACAATCATATCCTTGCCATCTCCAAACCAGCCAGATGGTGTTATAGACGGTGTTCTTTTTACTACTGTGTACGAATCTTTGTTTTGTTCCATGCTCATAGTATATCACCATTAAGATTATTCTTTACTGAAAGTTTTAGGGCCTTTACTTCATGGCTTCCCAAAGACTCCTGCTTTTCATTGACTG